ATTATTAAGAGGATTATCTGCCTTAATGAAAGTCGCTAAGGTCGTAAGAGGATTTATATTATTACAATGGGTACCAGGTATGATTGCAATGTTAACCGGTATGATGACCTCATTTATGGCAATGTTAATGAATCCTGTAGGTTTAATTGTATTAGGTATTGCAGCTGCATTTGCTTTGGTTGGAGTTGCTCTAGCTAAGATTCGAGATGCAATGGGCTTTACATCTATCATGGATGTGATTATGCTAGGGCTGGCCCACGTACAAGATGGGCTGGCACGATTTGGTAATTTCTTTATTATGGTTGCGAAGAAGATAGCCGGCCTCGCTAGTGGTGTACTAGAAATGTTTGGGTTCGAAGTCCCAGACTTTATTACAGATTTAGCCAATGCAGAGATGTTATCAACCGATAATGCTGCTAAAAAGAAAGAAGAATTATTACAAAAGGCTGAAGAGGCCAAAGCTGAACAACTAGAACAAGAAGCACAAACTCTTGACCCAACCAATATGGATATAACTCAAATACCTGGAGTATCTGCTGCAGACATTGAAACTGCACAAGCTGAAAACTTTGATTTAAACCAGGCACAATTAGGTGGTCAACCAATTAATACTGTTGTTCAAGCTTCTAATAATCCGGTAAATACAAATTCATCTGTAACAAATATTGTTACTCAATCAACCACTGATGTTCAAAGACAAATGAGTTTTTATACAGTGGACCCACTGCGTAGATAACAAAAAAGCCCCACTGCAGTGAGGCTTTTCGGGCAATTTACTCAGATCCGTTTATGTGGACTTACCTTTTTCGAGCGGAAGGACGCCAATCGACTCTATTATATAGCTATACGATTCCACTAGCTGATACCTTACGAATCCTTTGCAAGTTTTGCAAAATAGGAAAGGGTATCATCTTCTGAATTATCAGATGATGCCTCTTGTACCATAGGTGATTCATCTGCTACCATTGTAGGAGCTTCCATAGTTGGCTCGGCAACTGCTGTATCAACAGGCCCGGCCTCAACACCTAATACCCTATTCAACTTGGCTTTTAATTCGTCATAGGATTTATAATTATTTGGGTCTAAGAAAGATTGTAATGGATATAATTTACCATATAAATCTTGCAGTCTTGCCTCATCGCCTTCATACAAAGGTGATTGAGAAGCAAATTCTGATTTATCATAGTTTACCCAACCTTCAACCTTTCTCACTTTAATTTTAAAGTCAGCACCTTCCCAAAAATCATATGGGTTGATAGGTGTTTCATCTTCAAAAGCAGGTTGCATAGCTTCCATGATTTTGTCGAAGATTTTCTTGCCAAATGTATATAATTTGACCTGACCTTCATTTTGTGGATTGGCAGGGTCAGAAATAATAAGAACATTACTCACATAGTGTAATCTTCTTTTTCTATCTCTAGCGATTTGTTTATCTTCTTCTCTTCCTGAGTTCCAAAGTAAACCATTTGATTCACTTACTGGGTCATTCTGACCAATAGAAGTTAAACTATTTTCTATGTACCAAAGACCAGTAGGGCCTTTAAAGCCGTGGTCCCAATACCTTACCCATGGCAAATCTTCGCCCTCGGGTGCTGGTAAGAACCTGATTACTGCGTAACCATTTCCTGCTTTATCTCTGGTGGGTTTCCAAATCCTATCATCTTCATAAGATGTAGTCTCTGGTTTTGTGGATACTGCTTCTGCAGCTTTCACGAGTTTGTCAATGGACGAGCCTCGTGTGCTCTTCAAGTTTTCAAACGACATATTTTTCTCCGTATTGCGTTGTATTTACTGAATTATCCACTTTATACATAATATAATACCTATTATTATAACACATTCTCATGTGTTTGTAAACCCTTTTTTACAAATACTTACACATTTGTTTTTATCAAAGTTTACAAAGGGAGCATACTTTAAAATCTTTCTTTGTATATCTGGCCAAATTAATGTATCAGATATATTTTTAGATTCTCTTTGCATGAACCCTAATATGGAATCAAGAATAACAAGAGTTTCCAATTGTATTTCTTCTTGTAACCATAACTGGATTATTAATGGTTGTTGACCTTCTTTGGAAATAAATAGTCCATCGAAATCAACCTCATTAACTTCTCCTAGTTTATTTATATCATCTTGAAACACACGAGTAATTGATTGTGCGACTCTCTGATGATTTTTATAATTTGTTTCCCCTACTTCGTTAACCATATCACCCACATATGATACACCTTCTTTAAAATTTGCTACATAATATGTAAGTGCATCTTTGCCATAATTTTTTCCAATCTTTGCGAAGAAATATTTATCTCTTCGATTAAAAAAGCTTTGTGGTTTGACCTTTGTTTTAAAATTATATTTAAACGCATCATATCCATCTGTTTCAAAATGTAGTTTTAATGCATTATATAATTTATAAGATTCAAATGGGTCCATTAAATAGGCAACTTATTATTTTTATTATTACGAATTAGGTTTAAACCTGTGGCTTCTTCTTCTATCTTGGCCTTTAAGGAAGGGGTCAAAAGCCTTTTTAAATTAGAATAATTTAATCCCCTTTCCTCAATAATTGCTACAGCAGCATCAATATAACTAATCGAATTATTACTTTGACCTACCATTTGCTCAACCGCAAGAGAAAATCTCTTTTTGGTCATTATTTTGCCTTCTATCTCTACCATTATCCAACAAACTCGTCGCCTTCATTCCATTCACAGCCAGTGAGTCCGCCAGCCTGTAGAGCCTGTAAAGTTCTTAGAACCTCATGAGCATTTCTGCCTGTGTCTAATGCATTTACAGAAACATGTTGAACAACTCTATCTTTATCAAATATAAATGTTGCTCTATAACACACGCCTTCTTCATCATTAACAATACCAAGCTCATGTGATAAACCTAATCCACAATCAGCTGCAAGTGTATGATTAATGTTTCCAATTAATTCATTATCCTTCTTCCAAGCTAATTTACAGAATTCGTTATCACCACTGATACCGATAACATTTGCATGATTTACTAACATATCCATTCCAGCAATTTCTGTTGGACAGATAAAAGTAAAATCTTTTGGATAGAAATAAACAACAGACCAATCATGTTTTAATGGTGTGTAGTTTTCTTCTACTTCAACTCTCACAAATTCATTTTTTTCATTTACTCCTTGCAGTGAGAATGCAGGGAATTTTTCTCCTACTGATAACATCATAGTACCCTCAATAATATACAGTCCTTATTAATTCGGCCTGTAGGTTTAGTTATTTTAGTTGTAAGACTGCCCCATATATTTTTATCAATCTGCTTTTCAGTTCTTGCCAATATATCTGGAAGTATTACATCTGGTTTTCTCAGTATCGCAGTGCGACTTGAGTCATCATAATTTTTAATCGATGTACCACTTACCTCGAAGCCCTGGACAGAATCACATGAGTATTCTGCAAGTCTTTTCTGTTTGGTATTATATACCCACAGTTTATGCTTACCTGGAATTAATACAGGATTAATTGAAGCAAGTTTAGCATCTAAGTCCTCATTACAGTACTGTAGCCTCTCTACTTGCTTATCTGATGTTCTTGGTTTCTTCGCTCGTGGAACCCTTGCCGCCTTGAACGAAGCTCTTAATTTTTCTAAATCCTCAAAGGTATCTTCGAATTGTTTCATCATTTTCTTTTTATTACCTTTAGAGATATGTGCATATGCCTCCACAGCTTGGTCGCATGTTTTATTATATGCATCTGATATTAAATCATAGTCATGTTGTAATAGTTCTTTAAACATGTTTATTGCATTACCTTTTAACCCATGTAATTTAAACCTATTATAACACCCAAACTTTTGTGTATAGTTTTCTTCAAACCAACCGTCTACAATTAAGTCGTCCCATTCTGCATATACAGTATCGAGTACTTTCATTCTTGTTCTCTCTGCAATACTGATTGTTGGCTTTTTCTTTTCTTTTGTTTCCTTACTTGCCTTAATTGTTTGACCGAGTTCAAGCAGTTCTGCAAATACCTGATGTTTCTTTTCGATGTATTCAGCATCATATTGCCAACCAGCACCTGTCATATCAACAAAATTACCAAGTGGTATAAAAATTTTCCAATCTGGAACTCTTTTAAATGCTGCTGCTTGTTGTCTTGTCCAACCTAAATTTAGAACGCCATACTCTGCACATTTGACTACACACTTCTTTTTATCTCTAAAATAATAGAACCAGTTAGCATCTTTATGATGAACCGACTGTCGTCTATCTTCTGGTATTGCTGCCCATGTTTCTGGTGTGTAAGATGGCTCAGGTCCCATGATTTTTTCATCAAAGCTTGGGCCGTGTTTACGATTTCCTTTTATTCTTTTGGGCATTATG